CAAGGGTAACCAGAAGAAGGACGAAGTCATCAAGCTGATGAAGCGAACGACTGGTCCCACCACGATCTACAAGAAGCAGAAGCTCGACCGCGATGACATCATCGACATCGACATCACCGACATCAACGTCGTGGCGTGGCTGAAGGCCGAGATCCGCATGATGCTGGAGGAGGAGCTCGCTCGCGCGATCCTCTTCGGCGACGGCCGCTCGGACCTGTCCGAGGACAAGATCAAGGACCCCGCCGGCGCCAACTCGGGCGATGGCATCCGTTCGATCATCAACGACGCAGACTTCTACGCGATCAAGGCCGACCTGGCTGCGAACGTGTCCCCGAAGGACGCTGTCAAGGGCATCATCCGCGCTCGGTCGAAGTACCGCGGCACCGGCAAGCCCACGATGTTCATCTCGGACGCCTTCCTCACCGACATCATGCTCGAGGAGGACAAGTTCGGCCGGCCGCTCTACGAGACCGAGAAGGTTCTCGCGGACAAGCTCCGCGTCGACGAGATCGTGACCGTGGACATCATCGACGACACGGAGAACCTCTTCGCGATCCTCGTGAACCTGCAGGACTACTCGATCGGCACGAACAAGGGTGGCGAGCTCACCTCGTTCGAGGACTTCGACATCGACTTCAACCAGCACAAGTACCTCATGGAGACTCGTCTCTCGGGTGCGCTGACGAAGCCGTTCTCGGCGATCGTGATCCGTCGTGCTCTCGGTACGCTGGCCACGCCGACTGCTCCGTCGTTCGACGGTGGTACCAACGTGATCACCATCCCGACCGTCACTGGCGTGGTCTACACGATCAACGACGTCGAGGTGTCTGGCGCACAGCCGGCCATCACCGCCGTGACCGAGGTCGTGGCCACTCCGGACGAGGGCTACTACTTCGACTACAACATCACGCGCGAGTGGACCTACACCCCGTAAGGTAGGTAGAACATGCGGGTCTCCGGTGTAATCGGCTACGGTATACAAACGAAGATCCGCCCAGGAGTGGTGGACGACGTTATCACTGAGAAGCAATTCCGTGGCAATGTCGTCCGCCCTCCTGGCTCTGGTCCCGAAGATTCTGGGAAAGTCAATGACGATCTCAAAGTCAACGTGACCATCTCCGTCGTAGCCGGTGCATATCATGCGCAACACGTCCACCAAATGCGTTATATCTCGTGGAAGGGTCAGCTTTGGAAGATTTCCAATGTTGACGTCGAACACCCGAGACTGATTATTCGGTTGGGAGGACTTTACAATGGCCCCAAGGCAGAGCCTGCAGACCCTTCTTGAGGATATTCTGGGGACCGATGAAGTCTACTTCCAACCGGGTAGCAATATTACCATGGAGTATCCATGCATTGTCTACAACGTAGATGGTCTGGATACTAAGTGGGCAGACAACCTCGCGTACGACCAAATCGTTGAATGGCAAGTGGTGGTTATCCATCGCGATCCGGACAACGAAATCTGGCGCGCGGTCGGACGACTTCCACGGTCGTCTTTGAATCGAACAGCAGTGGTTGAAAACCTCAATCACTACTACTTCACCCTATACTTCTAGAAAGGAAGTGAAATGGCTGAGCTCAAGTGGGACAAGGTTGGTGAGCGCCGGTACGAGACCGGTGTTGACCACGGCGTCCTCTACCTGCCCGATGCTAGCGGCGACTACGTCGACGGCGTCGTGTGGAACGGTCTCGTCAACGTGACCGAGTCGCCTTCGGGTGCCGAGGCATCGCCTCAGTACGCCGACAACATCAAGTACCTCAACCTGGTCTCCGCTGAGGAGTTCGGTGGTACGATCGAGGCCTTCACGTCTCCTGTCGAGTTCGATCAGTGCGATGGCACGGCACAGCCGTTCCCGGGCATCTCGGTCACTCAGCAGAACCGTAAGACCTTTGGTCTGTCCTACCGCAACCTCATCGGCAACGACCTGCAGGGTACGGACTTCGGCGAGAAGATCCACCTCGTTTACGGCGCTCTGGCTGCTCCTTCGGAGAAGAGCCGGGCCACCGTCAACGACTCGCCCGAGGCGGTCACCTTCAGCTGGGAGTTCACCACGACTCCGGTCGAGGTTCCCGGTCTCAAGCCGTCCGCCCACATCATCGCCGACTCCACCACGGTCGACCCTGACGGCTTCGCGGCCCTCAAGGCGGCTCTGTACGGTACCGCCGGCTCCGACCCCCGTCTTCCGCTTCCCGCGGAGGTGTTCGCGTTCTTCTCGGGCGCGATCACGGTGGTCAACCCGACCAAGCCGACTCAGGTTGGCAACGCGGTGACGATTCCGGTCGTCGCGGGTGTCGTCTACAAGATCGATGGTGTTGTCGTCACTGGCACCATCAACATCACCGAGGACGTCATCGTGGAGGCGCAGCCTCTGCCCGGCTACCAGTTCCCGCCGGCAACCGACACGGACTGGGGCTTCGACCACACTCCGTAAGTCACATAGAAAGGAGACCAGGGAATGCTTACACTTACAGTTCCAGGTGTCGAGTCTTTTAACGACGAAACTCAAGAGTTTGTCACGACCGACGATACTGTGCTGCATCTCGAGCATTCCCTGGTCTCACTTTCGAAGTGGGAGTCAAAATGGGAGAAGCCGTTCCTTACGGGAGACTCCAAGACCACCGAGGAAGTGCTCGATTACTTCCGATTCATGTCAATTGACGACGGTGGAATTCCCGAGGACGTTTTGTACAGGTTTACTGATGCGAACGTTCACGCAATCAATGAGTACATCGAAGCGAAGATGACCGCCACGTGGTTTCGAGAGACTGGGCCTACACGGGCTGGAAGCTCTGAGATCGTTACGGCTGAAATCATCTATCACTGGATGACTGCTCTTCAGATCGATTGGGAATGTCAGTTCTGGCACCTGAATCGACTGATCACACTCGTTAAGACCATCAACGAAAAGAACAAGGCCGCTTCCGACAACAAGAAGAAGGCTCCTACCAGCAGCGATCTGGCTAATCGTCGCGCTCTCATGGAGCAGCGCCGTGCCGCAGCTGGTGGCCGTGGATAGAAAGGATCTCAGACATGACTAGACTTGCCTGGGGTTCCCACGGCGAACGCTTCTTCGAAGCAGGTGTTGACCGTGGTGTACTCTACCTCCCCGGACAGAACGGTGTACCTTGGAACGGTTTGAAGGCCGTTAATGAGGCGCCGACCGGTGGAGAGCCGCAGCCATATTACGTCGATGGCTACAAGTACCTCAACGTGGCTTCTGCGGAAGAGTACAAAGCCACGCTTGAGGCATACACAAGCCCTATCGAGTTTGCTCCCTGTGAGGGGACGCAGGGGATTCACAACGGTCTCTTCGCCACTCAGCAACCTCGACTTCCCTTCAATCTTTCATATCGTACGCTCGTCGGTAATGACGCAGAAGGTGTGGATCACGGATACAAGATCCATCTGGTCTACAACGCTCTGGCGGCACCCGCACAGCGGAATCATCAGACGACGGCTAGTGGTTCATCGTCGCCGCTCGGACTGAGCTGGTCGATCACTACGACCCCGCCGAAGATGAGTGGTCTCAAGCCCACTGCGCATTTCATCATTGATTCTCGGTTCACTCCATACGGTCTGATGATTCAGATCGAAGACCTTCTGTACGGCTCAAATGACAATGAGCCTACTTTGCCTACGCCGGCAGAGCTCATCGACATGATGAACAACTACGTGGCGCCACTGACTATTACCGATCTTGGTAACGGTTGGTATCAGGCTGAGGGTGACGCAGTCTCGATGATGTCCTCGACAAACTTCGAAATCGACGACCCCTCTGTGTCCAGCCCGGACGAAGACGGCGAGTTCATTATTAACTACTAAGGAGGAGCTATGGCAATAATTGAAAGCTTGATCGCTGACGAGATCATAGCTCGTCTTGCGGCTAAGGTTAGCGCTGAGGAATTGGCGCTTGCGGTAGGTGTGAAGGCGCCGCTCAACAGTCCGGTCTTCACTGGTGTTCCACAGGTTCCGACACCGGCAACGAGCTCGAACGACACTACGGCTGCAAGCACGGCATTCGTTAAGGCCGCTCTGGCTTTGCTGGTGGATTCGTCTCCGGCCACTTTGGACACCCTGAACGAGTTGGCTGCGGCTCTCGGTGATGATCCGAACTTCGCC